TAAGAGCGAGAATAACAAAATCAAGGCATTTGGCGGTGCGGGGTATATTGAAAGCGAATAGGAGAGGAAAGTGATAATCCGGATTAGCAAAAATACATGGTTTGTGACTCCTGCCTATGAATGGGGAGCGCACTGTTATTGGTACTGGGACTTTAACTAATGGAGCTAGAGAAAACATCAGCCGCCGACGCCCCTTATTGGGCGTGGATAAATAAGCTCTTGATTGACGGTCGTCCATTTAGTTTAGAGGGCAGGGCTTATCAGATGGAGATGATGCGCCCTGTCACCGAAGACGGCAAGGTTAAACTGGGCGAGGTTATTAAAAAGGGCACTCAGACCGGTGCCACGATGGGCAAGGCCATTGAGGTAGCCCATGGCGCTTTACACGGCCTTTATCCACAGGGAATTATAAATTACTTCCCCTCGAAGGTGGCGGTAGAAGATTACTCTGGAGCAAGATTTAAGGCCCTTTTGACCGACAATAAGATTATAGGGGACCACTGCAACGACATAAATGCGGTACATAAGCGAAGGCTTGGTAAAACCAACGTGAGTTTTCTTGGTTGTTCTGGCACTACGATTATCGGCGGCATAGCCAAAGACTCTACCGCTGTGCGGCAGAATCCCGCCGATTGGATTCTCTTGGACGAGAGGGATTTGTTTGATGACGAAATGGCGCATCAAGTTAATCAAAGACTGGGCAACTCCACAATTAACCGAAGAACTGATATGGGGAGTCCGAAACTTCCCGATAGTGGAATTGACCTTTTGTACTCAAAATCAGATATGCGTCGTTGGCAGATACGGTGCGACCACTGCACTAAGTCCACTTGTATGGAAACGGACTTTCCGCAATGTATTGGTTTAAATGACGGCAAGGGATTCCCGAAATGCGTCCACTGTGGTCGTGAAATAGACCGAAACAGTGGCCTGTGGGTTCCCGACCGCCCGACAGTTGAGACCGTTGGTTATTGGTTTTCTCAACTGCTTAATCCAAATAGAGACTTGGCCCATGTCTTAAAGGAATACGCCGACCCACTAGCCTTTGATACTACTGAGGCCGAGTTCCAAAGAACTGTAATGGGCAATGCTTTCGCCCGCGCCGAGGATATGCTTAGGGAAACTGAGGTTCTTCAGTGCTGTTCTGCCGACCACATGAGGAACGAGCATAAAGGCCCATGTGCTATGGGCTTTGATGTAGGCTATCCTTTGATTCACGTAGTCATAGGTCATAGGATTGGAAAAGACAGATATAGAATAATTAAGATTGCCCGTGTAACTGATTGGGACTCTTTACACGACCTCGCCCAAAGGTTCAATGTAAAATCGACCGTAGGCGATGCAATGCCTGAATCCCACAAGATTAGGGAATGGGCTGCGAGTGAGGCCGGTTACGGTAATACGGTTTATCCCTGCTACTACACTCCCCATCTTAAGACCTTTGATAACTGGGGCTTGGACAACATCGTTAAGGTGAACAGAACTGAAGTGTTCGACGCTACTCATAGAATGGTGACTTCGCCCGGTAAGATGTTGATTCCAAGGATATGCCAAGAGGTCAAGATATTCGCCCATCAGATGTGCATGGCGGCGAAATTCTTAGAAACAGACAAGAGAGGTAACGCCTCTTATCATTATAGAAAGATAGGAGATAAGCAAGACCACTACAGAAATGCGCTTAATTACTTTTCACTTGCCTGTAAAAAAGTCGGTCTTCCCGACTCAGAACGTAAAAGAAAGAAACCAATTTCCCAAGATATGTCTTATAAACTTTAGGAGCAAAAATGACAGTACATGACAAAAAGGCTATTGCCGACAAGAAGAAGGCTAAACGAGCAATACAGTATCCGGAACCAGCGGATTCAGTGAGTTTACCTAAACCTGTCGCAGTAAAGAAAGCTAAACGGGCACAAAAGAAATCGAGTAAATGAGCCAAGACGAAAAAGACCTCCAGTATAAAGTTGATATTGGCATCAGGCACGACGATGGTTTAACGGCAATTCTTTGTAAGGATGGCGTTGGCAAGCTTTTTGCGGACGTTGTTAGTGAAAAGGAGTTTGTTTCGTTTTATTGTTGCGCTGGCGATAAAACATTACTCAGGGTCAGCGAAATAACTTTTCTGATTTCTAAGGTTATACAATTAGGCGTAGGCAAATGAGAGCAGGTGAAAAAGAGTCTTACTTAAAGCAGAATTTCTGGGCATCTGGCGGGGCTATTACTTCCTCTCAGGCTTTACTTGGAGCGTCTGCGCTGACCCACGCCGCTGTTGAGGATCTTGCCGACGCCAAGAAAGTAATTGTGACTATCCCTCAAGGTTGGCTTGCGGCAGAGCTAAGATTTTATTCCGACGCCGCCGACAACACGGGCGATGTGATTGAACTTTACGCCGCTGCTACTTCTGACTCTAAGGGCGACCATTACCGCCATGTGGCTCAGATTACTTTAATAAATGGAACACAGGAATATGGTGATTATACTTTTATTGACACTGTTGTTGGTGTTTCAACTTGGCTGACAGAAAAAGGTGCTGTTAGCCCTGCAAATAACACTTTCGGAAGTTATGCGATTAACTTACACGGTCACGGCAGTCTCTTAGTGATTGCAAGTACATTAAATAGCACGACTTTGGGGGTAGATTATAAAAAGGTATGAGTAACGAAATACAAACTGGTGCTGACTCTGCCCTATCTCTTGATATGTATGTTTATAGAGTAAGCGATAAGGCTATTTACAGTACGACAAATAGTGCATTTGAGGCAATCGATACTTGGAACGATGCGAGAGCGCAGGCGTGTGAGACTGCTATGACGGTAGTAGGCGATAGCCACTGGGCCGATTTTCCTTCTGTTGCCAAGGGCGTGTATTTTGTGTTGATAAAAGTAAGGGCGACAGGCTCACCGTTGGCAAGCGATAAAGAAATAGGTCAGGGTTGGATGTATTGGGATGGAGCCAAAGAGATAAACATGTCAACCGAAGTTCAATCGTGGGAAAAGAATGGCTGATAAATTACAAGGGCCGAAATTAACATATAAGGGTGCAGGCAAAGGTGATTCGCCAAGACCCTGCAACAAAAAGCGGTATGATGCTAATTATGATAGGATTTTCGGATGCAAAAAGAAAAACACAAACCCAAAGAAATAGAATTAACAGAGGCGCTTGCCGCAAAACTTGTCAGTAGGATAATAGTTAAGGGTGGCGGTCTTTTCCTGACCGGCGAAGGCGGTGGCCCGCTTAAAGTTCTTGCCCAAGGCGATACGGGACCGCCCGGACCGAGAGGCCCGAAAGGCGAACTCGGCACACAGGGTTGCCGTGGTCTCACTGGATTGTCCGGCGACCCCGGACCAACCGGTCGGTCTGGACCCAACGGTGAAAAGGGTGAACAGGGCAATGCCGGACCCAAGGGTGATAGCGGTAAAAAGGGTGAACCCGGCGAATATGTCCAAGGTCCGAAAGGAGCTACAGGTGACAAGGGTGACAAGGGTGATGCTGGCCCTGTGGGTGCTAACGGCCCCAAGGGTAGTATTGGTGCAACTGGACCACAAGGTCCGATTGGTGTCAGCGGTAAGGATGGTAAGTCTATTACCGGACCACAAGGAGAGGTCGGTCCTCCCGGAGTAAGTCCGCAGGAGTTGCTGTTAATTATGAATCGACTTGCCAAACTGGAAGGAACACGATGACTAGTTCAAAAAGAGCTAAGATAGATACTCCCCCCGAACCAAGTCCGACTCCCCAACCTATCCTCGGTCGCGAGGAAGAAGAGGCCAAGAAGAAGGTTAGGGCAAGGCGGGGCGGCAGGGAGTCAACAAGGTTTGCAGGAAAAATGATGAGTCAAAATGGTGGTATTCTTAGAACTAAGCTAGGTGGATAAATGCCTATAGATGCAGAAGATATAATTCGTCGGATGAAAACTTTAGAGCAAGAAAGGGCGAACTGGGATAGTCGTTGGCAGGATTGTGCCGACTACTGCCAGCCCCAGAATAGCCAGATAACTACTCGTAGGGAAAAGGGCTATACGCCAAGCGACCTATTTGACACCACTGCCGAGGAGTCTAATATTCAACTTGCTGCGGGGTTGTATTCGTATATGTTTCCTACTGAGGGTCGTGCCTTTGCTCTTGAGATAGACGATGACGAGTTAGTGGACAACGACGATGTTAAGCAATGGCTTGAGAAGGTCACTAAGATTATACATAAGCATCTGGTGAGTTCCAACTTCCGGCAGGCTTTCTTTGAGTTCCTTAAATCGTTAGGTTGTTATGGTACAGCTTGTCTTTATGAAGCTAAGGGCAAGAATGTTCCGCTTTCTTTCAGGAACTTTCACATGGCGGGCGTTTACATTGCAACTAATTCTGACGGAATTGTTGATACCGTATTCAGGACATTTGAATATACCGCTCGTCAGGCGGTTCAAGAGTTTGGGGTAAATAATGTCGGCGAGAAGATTAAGGCTTCTTTCGAGAGTCCTAACCGCAAGGAAAAGAAATACCCCTTTATCCACGCGGTGTATCCGAGGACTGACCGCGACCCAGCCAAGGACGACCCTGCGAATATGAGGTTTGAGAGTGTTTATGTCTCTCGGTCGGAAAAGAAGACCGTAGATGAAAGTGGTTATCCAGAACTTCCTTATCAAGTGGATAGATTTGATAAAGACGCTTTGGAAGACTATGGCCGTAGCCCGACAATGAAAAAGCTCCCTGATATTAAGATGGCCAATAGTATGAAGAAGACCCGTATAAAGGGCTGGGAAAAGCAAGTTGACCCGCCTACCCTTATCCCGGACGACGGCTCTATCTGGCCTTTGGCTACTCAGCCCGGCGGAGTTGTTTACTATCGTGCCGGTGGCGAGAAGCCGGAATATTGGGAGTTCAAGGGCAATCTTCAAACGATGGAGGCGGCTATTGAGTCAATCCAGCAGGAAATCCAAAAGGGTTTCTTCTTGGATATGTTCGACCCGCTAGTAGACAGACAGAATATGACTGCTACTGAGGTAATGGCAAGAGTAGAGCAGAAGATGAGGTTCCTCACTCCTATTATTGGCCGACTTCAGAGTGAGTTATTTAATCCGATGATACAAAGAATCATTGGTATATTGAACGGGCAGGGCAAATTGCCTGAAATGCCCCCAGAACTCTCAGAAAAAGAGTTTAGTGTAATGTACCTTGGCAGACTTGCCCTTGCTCTTAGAACTTTGGAAACAGAGGGCTTCACAAAGACTCTGGCCGAATGGGGTCCGTTGGCTGAGATGGTAGACTTCTTAGACAACCTGGATACTGACAAGGCGTTCAGGGACTCTGCAAGGAATAACGGTATGCCTGCTACTTGGCTCAAAGAGATTGGGAAGGTCCAAGAGGAACGTCAGGCGAGAGAACAGGCGGCTCAACAGCAACAGATGGTAGAGCAGGCCGAGTCAATAACTAAATCGGCGAAACAGGGTAGCACAAAACCAGAGGAGGGTAGCCTAACAGAAAGGATAATAAATGAACAGTGACGAGAGAGTAGCGTTAGAGGAGAGAATACATAGGTCGTCAGTTTTGCAAAAGGTTTTTGCAGGCAAAGAAGGAGCAGAAGCGTTGAAAATAATTGACGAAATATCTGGGTACAGAGCCAATACCTTCAAGGTTGACCCATATCAACATGCGTACAATGCAGGGTGTAAGGCCTTTGCATTATTTATTCACAACATCATGGACGGTGATGTTGAAAAAGCAATGAAATTTTTAGGAGAGACAAATGAGTGAAGAACTTAAGGCTGGCATTATGGTTGCTTTTGCCATCGTGGCCGGTTGCTTTATGATAACTATGGCTTTAATTTAGGAGAAAATAAAATGGCGAGAGACAAATGTAGAGCTTGTGGTAACGAGCGCAAAGAGGGCGTTGTCTGGTATGACGACGACTATTGTAGTGGTAAATGCAAGGCTAATGATGGCGGGTCAATACCACCCGCAGAGGATGCAAAGGCTTCGGGCGTGGTAGCTTCGTATGAGGATTATGTCATTGACTACCCTTTGCATCTTGGCGAAAAGGACAAGAGGGGCCAGAGGATAAAAGGCCGCTTACCGAAAAGGTACCGTCGCAGATACGAAGCCGAGCGTTTGAACTGGGGCACTCATTTAGATGCGCCTCACCTTAAACAGGCCGGTTTCAGAGCGAACAGAAAGCCCATACCGGGCGACTTTGATTATGAGGAGAGCGGAAATGAGTGACGATATTGCCCCTGACGGGGGAAACGATCCGGTATCTCCGGTAAACGCAGATGGTAGTTTTGCGGAGAATTGGACTGAAAAGTACGGCGACGATAGTGCTACTCTGTTGAGGTTTAAGGACTTCGACAGCCTTGTGAACACTCACATGGAGCAAAGGCGTAAGTTCGGCAAGAACCCAGACACTTTGGTAGAAATGCCAAATGACGAGTCTTCGGACAAGGTTAAGGCCGCTTGGTCCAAGGCTCTTGGCAGACCTGAAACGAATGATTTGTACGAGTATAAGTTATCCGACGAACACACTACTAAACTCGGCCCGATGAGTGAAACTAAGATGACAGCTTTTCGTGAGTTTGCTCATGGCCAGAATTGGAGCCAGAAGCAGTTTGCGGCGGCTCTTGACTTCTACCATACAAGTATGGCCGGTGACATTGACGCTGCCGATATAAGTTTCAATGAGCAATATGCCGCAAATCAGGCGACTGGTATGGCTGAATTGAAAGCCGAATGGCTTGATGGCACAGACGACCGAATACTTCGCGCCAATTCAGTAATGCGTAAATACGGTGGTGAAGAAGCCGTCGCAGAACTTTGTGCCGAAAACAATCCCAAGATGATTAAGTTCCTTGATAATATTGCTGGGGCAATGGGCGAGGACACTCTAAAGGGGTTCAGAGGAACTTCTGAACTTGACACAAAGAGTGGCATTAAGGCAAAGGTGAATGAGAACCGTGCACGAATGGGTGCGATAATGAAAGAAAATCCTGCTAATTACAGAGGAGACCCAGAATTTAGAGAACTAGATAGAAGTAACACAGAACTATACAAAGCAATGCCCGCATGACGGAAAAGCAATGTAAAAAATGTGAAGCAGTTAAATTAGGAGATGACATAGAAAACTTACAAGTTGCGATTTTATATTTAAACAAACAGATGCCTGCATAGGCATTTTATAACTCAGACAACCCTCGCAAGAGGCCCTGATGCTTGTGCTAAAGTAGCACCGCTTAACGAGCGAAAGAGCGCAGGAAAGCCCCATTTGGACAACCTTTCCGTTTAATCACTGGTAATTTTTGGAAAGGCAAACAAATGAGTATTACGATGAGTTACAGCGTTGACAACCTGAAAGTCTCTAAGTTCCACGATGACTTATATCAGGTTTGTCAGCAGGAAGTATCAAAGCTCGCTCAAACAGTAAGGACAGAGTACGACCTTACTGCCAATGAGGATAAGGGTTTTGATATGATGGACGAGTTTGAGTTACAGGAAAAAACTGGCAGCGCGCCAGAGACTCCTACTATTGACCCGTCAACACAAAG